AACCGCGCTCAAGCCCGCGATGGAACCGATCACCGTGGCACGCAAGCCGCTCATTGGCACCGTGGCCGAAAACGTCCTGCAACACGGCACGGGTGCGATTAACGTGGATGGGTGCAGGGTGGGGACGGGGACAGGGCAAGTGACAACATATAAAGTCAGCGATATGAGAGGCGGTAATTTTGGACAAGACAAGGAGGCATACAGTGACCGAGAAAAACTTGAATACACAAGAACAGACAAGGGAAGATGGCCCGCCAACCTCATCCACGACGGCAGCGATGAGGTGGTGGGGTTGTTGAACGAGGCCGCCCGCTTCTTCTACTGCGTCAAGGCGAGCAAAGCGGATCGGGATGCAGGATGCGAGGGGATGGAAGAACGAAAGGCAAACAAGAACGGAAGCGGATTAGGTCGGCAATGTTCGCTTGATGCACGGAAAGAATCGGCAGGAGACGATTTGATTCGTTCACGCAACCACCACCCAACGGTCAAGCCCACGGAGTTGATGCGCTACTTGGTACGCCTCGTGACACCGCCTGGTGGCGTGGTGCTCGATCCGTTCATGGGTTCAGGCAGCACCGGCAAGGCGTGTGTGCTCGAAGGCTTCGGGTTTGTTGGCATCGAACGCGAACCGGAGTATATGGCCATTGCGCAGGCTCGCATTGATGCCGTGCAATCGCCGTGGTTTCGTGAAGCAATCGCCGTGAGCGCACCAGCGCCAACGCCTAAACCAACACCAGCATCACCGATTGAACAGTTGAGTATGTTCGAAAGCATCTAGACATGTGTGCTACAATCCAATCAGTACCGCGCTCATAGGAGACTACTGATGGAAACCGTTACCACTGTTCCTGCTGATGCCTCATTCCAGCAATTGCTGATGATGTTTCTCGTCGCCGCTATTCCCGTGCTCATCGCCTATCTCGAGAAGCTCCGCCGCGATCTACAGAACAACACCATCAAAACCGAATCGATCAATCACGCTGTCAACGGATCATTTGACAAGCGCCTACTCGATCTGGCACGCAACATTACCAGCGACATCGGCGAAGCGCTCGCGGAAAACTACAGCAACCTGGAGAAACGCCTTGACGACTTCGATCAGCGATTAGCCGATCTGGAGCGCAAAGCACGCACGTAAACGTGGTACAATGCAGCCGTTCCTAGGCGGAACACACGTTCCTTGCTGCTGTTCGGCTCCTTCGGCTCCCGTACCGCGTCGGGTACTACGCGGTTTCTTCTCTCATGACTACTGAAACACCAACTATTGAAATCCCACGTCTCGACGGTGAATCGTCACGAGCGTATGACGCTCGTGTGCGCTATATCACCATGGGGCCGCAGCGTTCGATTGATAAGGTTTCTGGCGCTCAAAAGGATGGCAAGAGATCAGTTCGGTATGTTTTTGGTTGGAGCGAGCGCTTCAACTGGGTTGATCACGCACGTCGCTATGACGATGCCGTAGCATCGCTCTTCATCAGTCGCGCCACCAGTGAGTATCAACAGCAACTTGAGCAGCAGCGCCAGCAAGCATTCTCCCTTGGCACGGAAATGCTTGATGCAGCACGTGCCATGCTCGCCGACATCATGGCGCGTCGTCAGCAGATGGACTATCGGCCTGGTGATCTCGCCATCGTTGCGAAGGTGGCGATGGCTGGCCTTGAGGCACGCAGTCACGCGCTCAACATCGATCGCCTGATGGAGGCGATGGAGCAGCAGAGCTAATGCCAACACGCGCATTCAGCACGCCAGCCTATCCGATCCAAATTCCGATCCAACGTGTCAAGCGTTCGCAACTCCGTGACGATACCCTGCACTGGCGCGACTGGACAACGCACCACGTGCCGTCCTACGTTCGCGCTGGTTTCAGCGAGCGTCACATCCAGTTCTGGGACTGGACGTGGAGCATTCAGCACGGTGTCAGGCCGCGTCCGTTCATTGCCATCTGGCCGCGTGGCGGTGGCAAATCCACCACGTGCGAACTCGGGACAGCATCCATTCTCACTCGCGGCATGCGACGCTACGCGCTCTACGTCTCTGGTACACAAGACCAGGCCGATCGACACGTCGAAGCCATTGGCACAATTCTCGAGCGCCTCGGCGAAGAGCGCAGTGTCAACAAGTACGGCAGTTCGCGTGGTTGGCGTCGTAATCGGCTGCGCGCTGCCTCCGGCTTCACCATTGATGCGTTCGGTTTGGACGTTGGTAGCCGAGGCACAAAGGACGATGACGCCAGGCCGGATCTGATCGTGTTTGACGACATTGACGGCATTCACGATAGCGCTGTCACTACGCGCAAGAAGATCGAAACGCTCACCCAAACCATTTTGCCAACGGCAACCGATACCGCCGCGATCGTTGGCGTGCAAAACCTGATTATTCCCAACGGCATCTTTGGCCAGATGGTCGACGGCTCTGCGGACTACCTGGCCGATCGCATTATCAGCGGGCCGTATCCTGCGCTGGAGCAATGCGTCATCACGCCAGTTGCAAACGGTGAGCAGATTGTCTACCAGGTTGATGGCGTGCCAACGTGGGACGGCCAGAACCTGGAAGCGTGCCAACGCATCATTACCACGATGGGCCCTGATGCGTTCTGGCGCGAGTGCCAGCACCGCGTACACGCTGGCGGATTGGCCATCTATCCCAACATCACGACGATCGATCCGTTCGACATTCCTGACACGTGGCAGCGCTACGTGGGATTGGATTATGGCGGTGTGCATACGTGTGCTATCATACTGGTGCAGGAGCCGGTCACGCTGCGTTGGATCGTGGTCGACGAGTATTTAGCCGGTGGCGTCTCGATCGAAGAGCACGCGCACGCCATTTTGCAACGTTGTCGCTCGCTCGAACCGTTCGCCGTTGGTGGATCGAAGAGCGAGGAGCAGTGGCGACGCGAGTTCAGGAAATCCGGCCTAGCGGTCAATGGGCCACAGTTTGCCGATGTCGAAGTTGGCATTGACCGCGTGTCAGGCGCACTCAATGACGATACGCTGGTAGTGATGCGGCACTGCACGGGACTACTCAACAACCTGCGAACCTATCGACGAGCACCAGACGAGCGCGGCAAGCCAACCAAAGAGATTGTCAACAAAGCGACGTACCATTATGCAGACGCACTCCGTTACATCATTGGTCGCGTCCGCTAAACGCTGGTTGCTGGTGACGTGGCTCTGGTTGATTGCAGCGCTGCCGTGGCTGATCGGCCTAGTCGTAGGATTGTTGATCAGTATGGTATTGTGGATGGTAGTGGCGGCAATGGACGGCTACCGCGTAGGGAGAGCATATGGGTATGATCGATCGACTGACGAGAGCCTACCAAGCACTCGGACAGAAACAACTGACTGGTAGTCCGCTCACTGACTACTATCCCAACCTGCGCTACCGCGAGCACGTGACTGCGGGCAAAACGACGACCGGCGGTGCAGAGATTGATCGCTACATTGCGCACGCGCAAATATACCGGCAGTATGCGTGGGTGCGTCGTGCCATCAGCGCCATCACGACCGCCATCTCACCATTGCCGCGTATCGTGGTCGACATCAACGCGCAACCGGTCGAAGGTCACCCGCTCACGCTGCTGCTCAAACAGCCGAACGTGACGCACGACAGCGCAGAGTTCACGGAAATCCTGCTCATTCATAAACTGCTTGGTGGCGAATGGTTTGCCGAAGTGGTGGAAGACGCACGCGGCAACCCGGCGGAACTGTGGCCACGTCGACCAGACGAGGTGTGGGTGGTTGGTGCCGTGATGGATAGTGCCTATCCCATTCCTGCGTTCTACCAGGTGCCATTGCTCAACCCTCCGGTGATCGATGCGCGCAGTATGATCCACGAGATGTTTGTCAATCCGCTGAACCCGTGGCGCGGGTTGAGCGTGATGCGCGCTGTCGGCTCGGAGATCGCAAACGATCTGGCGTCGCTTTCCAACACGCAGCGCACGCTCACGGATGGCGTTCGCGACTACGCGATTAGCACGGATCAGACGCTCACGCCTGCGGAACGCGCACGCGCAGAAATGCAACTGGAGCAGAAGTACGGACGCCATCGACCGCTCCTGCTCGAAGCCGGCCAGGACATTCGCATCATTGGCAAATCACCGGACGACGTGTCGATGTTGGCCGTGCGTGACTACAGTCGCCAGGCGGTTGGTGCCGTGTTCGGTGTGCCAGACGAGATTATGGGTTATGGCAAGGATACCTACGAGAACTTCAGCACGGCCTTGCGCGTCTTCTGGACAATGACGCTCCTGCCTGCAACGCAACGACTAGATGCTACGTTCACGCATTTTTTCACGTCGGTGCGTCCGATGCTCCAGCCTGGTGAGCGCGTGATAACGAACACCAGTAGCGTGGGTGTGTTGCAGGACGACGTAGCACCGCGCATCGAGCAGGGTCAGCGGCTATGGGCAATGGGTGTGCCGTACAACACCATCGAGCAAACCCTGAAACTTGGCACAGGCCCAATCCCAGGCGGCGAGGTTGGCTACCTACCGGCAACGCTCTTGCCTGCGTCGATGCTGGTTGGTGCCGACATCGCAACACCTGAGCCGGTACAACGCAGCGTGATGAAGCGTGCACCAAACCCGCGGCTCACTGGATTACGATTACAGCGCATCAGGCAGCGCGTAGCGAACGATCTGGAGAGCGACATCAGCGAGGTGTTCGATCAGTTAGCGCGTGACGTGGTGCGACGAGCGAGAGCCGTTGCCACCACGAGCAGAGCCGCAACCGCGATCCAGAAGGCAAGCGTGGACGGTGTTACGGTGGACGCGCTGTTGCCACTCGACGAGGAGTACGGGTTGTTGACAGAAATTACCCTTGGCGTTGTGCAAATCATGCAAGAGTCTTGGCCAATTTGGAACCTGGCGCTCGGTGTCGATCTGGCGTTCGAGGAAACCGATCCGGCAGTGGTCGCTGCAATGAGACAGAGCAGCAGTCGAGTCACGGCCATCACGGAGACGACACGCGACGCACTGAGAAAATACCTAGAGTATGGAGCAGAGCAGGGTTGGTCAATCACTGAGTTGGTCGAGGGTGACGACACCTACCCGAATGGACTATCTGGCATTGTGGAGCAAACCTACCGCAATCGGTCTCGTGCGATTGCGCGTACCGAAATGGGGTTTGCGCAAGCCGAGGGTACGGTCAACCGCTACCAGCGCGCCGGTGTGTCGAAGGTAGAGATCCTCGACAACGGGTTTGACGACAGCCATCCTGAGTGCGTGCGACTGAACGGTACGACACAGACGCTGGACTGGTACCGAGCCAATCCGTTGCAACACCCAAATTGTGTGAGAGCAGCTGCGCCAATCATCGATTGATGAGCACCACGAGACACGACATTATGCAAGCGTCGCAAACGTTGAAGCGAGCCGCTCGATTGCTCGAACTACAGGCGCGTCGCACGCGGGACGAGCACGACGCCAGCCACGAGCAGGCGTTGCGTACGGCACGCGGAATGATTCGCTCAATTGTTCACAAAAACGCTTGCGCGTCTTCGGATGGTGTGCTATGATAGTCGTCGTGGGATGACATGCGTGATCAACTCCAACCTTACTTGTGGGTCTCGGCTGGTTCCCGTAGGCGAGCGGGTCATCTCGCCATACCATTAGCCTGGTGGTACTCCATCCGGCGGCCCGCTCTCACACCTGGACACCAAGTTGTCCCGCTGTGACGGCGGGCCATTTTGTTGTCATCGAGACCCTGGGCGGAGATCGAGCCGTAACCGATTACGGAGAAAACTTGTACTGATCAAGGAGCCGTATGGCTGATTGGACAGTAGGCGTAAACGAAGATCTTGAGTTTGGGCCTGATCAACCGTGGGACGGTGCTGCTGCTGTACGTCGCGTGTTTGCGTTGGCAGGGTTTGACGATGACACTCCCGATCCAGCGATTGCGCGTCAGGCGTTCCTGGTGTACGACGCTGAAGCGCCGGAGTTACGCGGAAGCTACAAACTCGGCATCGCTGACGTGATCAATGGCGAACTCTACATTATGCCTGCTGGTATGCGTGCTGCTGCGTCGCGTTTGCCACAAACCGACATTCCCGAGACGGTTGCGAACCTGGCGCGTGAAGCGCTCGATCGCATTGTCGCTGAAATGATCGACGAAGAAGACGACGCCAAGCGTGGCAACCTGGTCATGGTGCAGAAGGTTGCTGCACCAGACTGGATGCAGCGCAACGCACAGCGTGGCCTGACGTGGTACGCAGAAGGGTTGGCCGGTGACGGTGTGACGGAGCAGACAGTCAACGAAGCACGCGCCATTGCTCGTGGCAACGTGAGCGAAGACAAACTGCGTCGTATGGCGGCCTGGTTTGCGCGACACATGGTAGATCTCGATGCGCCTGCCGCCAACCCGAGTCACGAGAACTATCCCAGTCCTGGCGTGGTCGCACACGCGCTATGGGGTGGTGGCACGAGACGTCAGAGCGAGCGAGCAATGGCATGGGCGCGTGCGCAGGTTGAGCAGGAAACGAGATCACTGATGAGCATGGTTCACAAATTGGCTGCTGTGGAAATAGTGGCGATAGAAAAAGCCGCTGGTGCCATACGCATCACGACACCAAGCCTCGATCGCGATCGCGATCGTGTGCTGCCACTCGGTGGCAAACTGGACGCCTATCGCAAAAACCCTATTGTGCAATGGGGTCATCAGTACAGCGAGCCGTGGCAGACAATCGGCAAAACCACAGACATCAACGTCACGAGCGATGGCATTGATGTGATGTTCGAGCTACGCGATCCGGTGAACGCGATAGATCCGATGCACATCATCCGGCAGCTCTGGCAAGAGCGATTGATCAATACCGCGTCGATCGGGTTTCGACCGCTGGAGGCGAAGCCAAATGATGAGGGCGGCCTGGATTTTACCAGTTGGGAATTGTTCGAGTGGTCACTGGTTCCGATTCCGGCAAACCGTGACGCGGTGCGACTGATGAGCCTGGAGAAGAGTGCGAAGGATCAATTTTTCAAGGCTGGTCGCGTGCTGAGCAAAGCCAACGAAGCGCGACTACGCGAGGCGTACGACGCGATTGGTTCGGTGCTCGAACAACTCGGCGAGACCGATGACGGCAAGGACGGCAATAATCTGTTGGTTGCTCCAGCAGTTGATCATAGCGGAGACGTTGAGAAACTCGCGGCGGCGCTGGTGGCGTTCCGCTCGACACTACGAGGTACCAAATGACAAATCTGGATCAGGTGTTACAGGAGATTCACCACATCACGGACGCCGCGAAGAACGGCACACTGATCGATCGTGATGCGCTCGTACGCGGGATGGAGGGCCAGATTTCGGCTCTGGTTGAAGCGCAGGTGCAGGCGAAGATGGAAGCTGCTCCTCGTCGCCGTGTGGCTGGTGCTGCGATTGGCGAAGACGGTTCACCAACCATCAAGACTGGCAATCGCTACCGCAACCTGGTGAAGAGTTTTACCACGGACGGCAAGCATAAAGAGTTCGGCACGACTACGCTGCCGGTGGACGTGAAGTTGGCTGCCAAGTTGCTTGCCTACGGCAACAAGGCACAGCCAGACAAGATCAAGGCTCCCAGTCAGGATCTGCTCGACGTGGTGAAGTTCCTTGATCCGGCAAACGTTGGTGCCGGTGCAGAGTACACACCACAGGAACTCGCAACTGAACTGTGGCAGGATTTCTACATGGCCTCGCGTGTGGCCGGAGCGCTCACGAGCATTCCCATGCCGTCCGATCCGTTCGACATTCCACGCGGGTTTGGCGCTCCAACCTGGCGCAAGGGCACACCCGGCACGCCAATTCAGACGCCTGACATGGCAACTGGCGACGATCAGATGAAGACCACGGAGTTGGTCACGCAGCAGCTCTGGTCGTACACGATGGACGAGGATGCGGTAGTCGCACTGATGCCGGTGATGCGTGCAGAGCTTGCACGAAGCGGTGCTGAGGTCATCGATGCGTTCGCACTCAACGCGGACAGCACCGAGGCCTCAACTGGCAACATCAACTCGGATGATGCGCTTGCCGCAGCGGACAGCTACTATCTCTCAAGCGGTGCAGACGGCATTCGCCATCAGCACCTCGTGGATTTCAGCGCTCAGACGATCGACGGCGCTGGCGTGCTGACTGATGCGAAGATCATGGAGACGATGAGCCGCCTGGACAAGTACGCAACCGACGTTACCGGCCTGGTGTTCGCGTGCGACATCGGCACCTACCTGCGCGGGTTCCTCAACAGTGCGAGCGGCTCACCTGGTGAATTCGTGATGACGCTCGACAAGTTCGGCCCGAACGCGCTGGTACTGACGGGACAACTGGCCTCGTACCGTGGCATTCCGATTATCCCAAGTCCGGTTTACCCGACGTCGGAAAGTGACGGCAAGGCGAGTGCAACGGCCAGCAACAACACCAAGGGTGGCCTGAGCATCTTCCATCGTGCGATGTGGCGTCTCGGGTTCCGTCGCGAGTTGCTCATTGAGATGGATCGGGACATCCAGAGCCGACAGTACGTGCTGGTCGCGTCGTTCAGGCAGGCGATTGTGTGTCGCGGGCCTCGTGCCAGCACACGCCACACCGCAGGCATTCGCAACATCACAATCTAGGAGGGATTGTCGTGACATTTTCAGGCAACGCGCTAGATTACAATCGTGGGTTCAACACCACGATCGAGTTCGGCCTGGCGAACATTGGAGCCAGCGCCACCAACACCGCGATGACGAGTGCGCAGGGTGCGCTCGGCTTCATCGTACCTGCTGGTATGTACGCGGTGGTGCTCTACCTCAACGTGGAGAGCAACGCGGATCTGACGGCTGGTACGGCAACGTTCAACATCACGTCGGACGGCACGATCATCGGTAACACGCCAAGCGTGGTGCTCGATGCTGCCGGAACCGTGCGACGCAACACCAGCGTTGGTCGCGTGGGTACGCACAAGATCACGGCTGGCAAGCGCATCGGTGTGGGTATAACAACCAACGCCGGGTACCTGCCAACCAGTGCCGATCATACCGCGTTCGTGCTGATCCAGTTGCTCCCGGCATCGTAGGATGGTGACGCTCTACGTGCTCTCAGACTACCGCAGCCGTCGGATAGAGCATGTTGCTGGTACGGCTATCGTCGTCAGTCAGGAAGAGGCGGATCGGCTTCTCGCCGATTCGCCAGACTCCTTCACGCTGGCGACACCCATCGAGCCAGATCCCGAGCCGGAGGTGCTGGTCACAGCGCCAGACGCGCCACCTGTTGACAAGCAGGTACGTCGGAGACGATAATGCCACTCTTGGACGTTGCAACCGTACGAACCATCGTCGCAACAGCGCTCAACGACGCAGATCTTGCGGCACTCATTACACGCGAAGAGACGTACGCTGAGCGTCGGTTCGGTACGATTGCGGACGGTGCAGCGTCCAGATCGGAAACGCTCGTTGGTGGACAGCAGAACGTGTTTACCACGAGATCAATTACGTCGGTGACGAGTGTGACGGAGCGCTCAACGCCTGGTGGAACGCCGTCCACGATCGCCGCTGCGAACTACCAGGTATGGCCTGCCGAGGGCCGGATCGAGCGAAACGGAGTATGGCTGCGCTACGTGGTCGTCACGTATGTAGCACAGGACGAGCGCGAGCGCTGGCGTTCGTCGCTCATCGAAGTGATACGGCACGCGCTCGAACAAACCGCGATGCAATCTGAAAACACCGGCGGCGAGTACCAGTACAGCGCGCCGGATTGGGAGATGCAGCGCGAGCGATTGTACCGACGATTGCAATTTATCAGTATCTAGGAGATCGATATGCCAACGGTAACGCTAACTCCAGTCGCGGCCAGTCGCACTACGCCAGTCGTGATCACGGCTGCCGCAGGTACCGCCGTGGTGAGCGGCAACGACTACGTATTCGCTAATGACGGCAATTCGCGGCTGGTCATTCTCAACAGTGCCAACAGCACGACGGTCACGATCGCCACACCAGGCACGGTTGACGGACTGGCCATTGCCGATCGCACCTACACCGTGGCCAGCAGTGCGAACGTGGTAGCAGGGCCATTTCCAACGGCGATCTACAACAACAACAGCGGCCAGGTGTCGTTTACG